GCGTTTGTCTTCACAATTTCCTTACACCGCTTCCAGTCATAGATGAGCAAGGTGCCGTCTGGGTTCCGATAGACCATATCCACTGACCCGGCGATTTTCAGGTCTTCATGGTAAATCATCCACTCTGTCCTATATGGAAGTAGGTGCGGGTTTTCTTCCAGGAACTTGCGGAAGTAGGCGTACTCAATACTGTCATTTGTCACTTCGACCTGGTTGTAGTAGCATTCAATGTCATAGTGCATATTGGTGCCTGACGAAGAAGCCCCGTCCCGATTGGCATTCCACATCGCCTCTATTTGTTCGGCGGTCATCATGTAGTATTTGTACTCGGGGTCCGTTTTGTGTTTGCGACTATTCACGATTTGACTAATTATTTTCTTCGAGTCAAACTTGGGGAAATGGTGGTGGTTCCACGTGGTGACGGACATATAGTTGCTGTCGCCGTCGACGGTGTAAATATGGGTGGATTCCTCAAACTCGATGCGGGCGTCGCGCGGATGAGCGTTCAGTTTGGCGAGGTAGTCCAGTACGGCAGCGGAATTGGTTGATACGGGCATTTTATAGATTAGTTGGATGTGAAGTGTTTATCTCTTGTTGCGAAAACTTGTTGAATGTTCAATTTTTTACACGAAAAAAACTTTTGGTCCGTACTTTCAAGGCAGGGCCCGAAGGGCCCCCTCTATTCAAACTCATATTCTACAATTTTCTTCACATTCTGTTTGATTTTCTCAAACAACCACGCACTAAACCGCTTATACTGGATTTCATCGCGCGTGGTCAGCAACTTCATATACATCATCTTGTATTTCTGCGCATCTTCCGTGCGCGCATTCAGTTCCGGTTTGCTCACCTCCCATTTCGTATATGCGCGAAGAAACTTGAACGCTATGTTATCAAACAATTCATTGGTGAATCCCGGTTTTGTCTCTTCCCATGCATCATCTTTCCACACATAGAATCGCCCCCTTTTGTGCGAAAACGTGGTTATTGGCATATTCGAGTCATCGCGCAAAGCATCTTCGAGTAAATCGAAAATCCCATTAATGATTTTGTTTTCAAGCGCCTTCTCCACATGCTTGGATTGAACGACCAATTCTTTAAGCCACATCTTGTATGCCAGCGTCGGGATACGCGTCTCGTTCAAATAATCCACCAAATTGATTTTGCGTTTTTCTCGTGCGGCTGATGATTTTAAGCCGCGTATTTCCGTTTCCAGTCGCTCGCATTTAGCGGAAAGGTTTTTCAAGAGTTCATACATGATTCGTGGATTGGGGACGCGGTCATTGGGGACATCGGCGGCGGTGCGGTCTTTGATTAATTTACAACAGAGCGCGTGTTCTCTGTGCTGGGTTTTATTTCGAAACTCCACGAAGCAGAAGTTACAAGTTTCAGTCATTTTGATTGTTTGGTTTATTATTCAATTAGGAGTGTAATTATTATTTCAATTTTTGGTGTGATGAAAATAGAAATACAATTCCCCTTCGTCAAAAGGTCCCGTATATTTGTCCCACAAAATATATATATGACTAGTTATTACGACAATCAATTTTTATCAGGGCCTTCCGTCCAACAGCACGGCAGCCATATGGTTATGAAAAACGTGAGTAAGCCTCTCAAAGAACGCATCGTCAATATCGACACTAAATACCGCACCGATTATGATTATGCGGATGCTGCCAATGTGAACATTGTCTTGGGCGAACGTTTGTCTGAGGTCGTCAGTTTAGAGGTTGTCTCCGTTGATTTGCCCATCACTTATTACAATATCCACGGACAAACTTGTGGCAATTATGACGGCAACAACGCGATAAAGCTCGTGAAAACCAGCGATTCGTCATCTAAGGTCATTACTCTGACGCCCAATTATTATACGACACCCGCCTCTCTTTCAACCGAAATAAACGCTCAGATTTTGAGCGCCGGATGGGCCGTCGATGTATCTTATAACGTGGTGAACAACAAATCGTCATTCCGGTCCCGCACCAATGCGTCTTATTCTGTTGTAACTAACGTCGATTACTCTGGCAATGAGATTAGTTCTAATACGCAAAACAATCTTGGCTGGGTCTTAGGGTTCCGCGATATCTCATATGCTTTGACAACTGCCGGGGTTGCGTCCGAGTCCATTGTGAATGTGCAGACTCCGCGTCACTTGTTTTTGGCAATCAACGAGTATTCGCAAGGCAATTCAAATGCTTTTGTGTCACCCCAAGAGTTCACCAATTTGAACAAGAATATTATTGCGAAAATATGTATTCCAAATACAGTGACATTTGGTGACAATCTTTGCGCGAATATTAAGAACGGACTCATAATCACAGAATTGCGAAAGTATTTAGAAAAAGTCAATATTCAGCGAATGAATATTCAATTGCTGGACGATGCCGGACGCGTAGTCCATTTGAATGGCGCCGACTTTTCACTTTGTTTGAAGGTCGTCCATTATTAGAGGGTTTTCTCATGAACAACTTCTTATTAGTGTCCACCTCTATTATATATGGTTGGTTCTAGCATACTACCCGCTTGTTTTTATAAAGGCAAACTCTATTTCTTATTTGGCAAGGAAAACGACCTCGCCGATACACCCGGATGGTCCGACTTCGGCGGCGGTGTTGAACCGGGCGAGAACGAGTTTGAAACCGCATTAAGAGAGGGCGGCGAAGAACTCACCGGATTTCTCGGCGGACCCGATAAGATGCGCAAGCTAGCAAAGCATTTCCACACGGTCCGTCTACCCACCTACGTCGTCCATATTATTCATTTGCCATATGAAACCCACCATATGTTGCCCGAATATTACAACAGCAATCACCGATTCTTGTGGGAACGGATGGACAAGAAAATGCTCAATGACACCAAATTGTTTGAAAAGATAGAGGTTGAATGGTTTACGGCAGAAGACATGGTTAGTCGGCGCTCCCAGTTCCGCGGGTTTTACCAAGAAATCGTGGACAAAATATTGGCAGATAAGGTCGCAATCCGCGCCTTTTTGCGCAAGTGTATGGGCAATCGAGCAAAAACGCAAAAGCGCAAGAGCGCCGCCGTATAATACGTTTATGTTATAATATTATGATTATAACATATATTAGATATGTCATGGAAATCACAAGGAAGTATTAATCGGATTAGTCAATATAGTAGTTTTACTACTAATAATATTGTTACCGACACATTTGTATTAAAAAGTAAATATAAAGGTCTTTGGGATATTGATGGCGAGTTAAATGTTGGGGGTGATACTGTAATAGAGGGAAGTGTAATTGTAAAACAGGATGCCACAGTCTTTGGAAATGTGGATATTTCGGGGGCAATGAAGGCGATGGACACCAATATTATTGGAAATCTTGTTGTTACCGAAAACGCATATGTGCGCAAAAATATTTATATGGATTTGTCTGGTGGCACGGTGCTTCACGGCGAGAATCGCCGATTTGGGTTCAATACAGTATCACCACAATCTACGATTGATATTTCCGGCGATTTGGAGCGAACAATTGATATGCATTCCTCTCTTGTATCTAATAAAAACGTGGTTGCGCGAAATAATATGAATCAAGGTTTAACAATGAATATTGATGGATCTGGAGCCTATATTGATTTCTACGTGGACAGTTCAATCAACAGCCTCGAACGTTATAATGCGCGACTCTTGTGTGAGCCAGGTGGCAAGTTTACAATTGATGTGACAAATACCATGCAGTTCAGGCCCCGTATTATTTTTTCAGAGGTTGTGACCGATGACATTATTGCGGATGAGCGAATTATTATCTATGACAATGCCGAGTCCGACCTACAATATTTTAAAGATGTGTATGATGCGTCTTATTTGAACACGGGGACGGCAATGTTTTTGGTTGCCGGTGACAATTCATCCAATGTGTTTTTTCGCACAAGTACAAGAGAGGGACGAGGCCTAACTCTGGGCGGCGGATTTTTCCCGGGGAATCGCATCAATGGCACCATTGCGCTCATCGATGCCAGTAATGTTAAGCATCCAGCGTTCAATATTGTTTCCAGCAAAACGGCAAATAGTTCTATTATTCCACGAAATCTGAGAGCCTCTATTGGCGTGAATAAACACGATGTTTATCAGACACATGGTGGAGATAACCGATACGCCATGGATATCAATGGTCCTGTGCGCGTCGGTCACCAAGAAGTTATTGTAGCCGCTGACATGGCATTTCAAGTTGTTGAGATGGCATTTTATTATGATAATAATAATATTAATATTGGAATTGCGATTGGTACACCAATTCGAGTAGGAAATACATATACGCAATATTTTCTTAAAACAATCAATGGCGGATATACGTGGACAGCAAATCGCATTATTAACACATTAGATGGGTTACCATTCAGTGATCTTGAAGCCGGAAGTAGTGTTTTAAGGTCAGTTCGAATGAGTTCGACACAAGATTATCTTATTGGCGGAACTGGGCGATATTTATTTTATACGAATAATGGTGGAACATCATGGAAACAAATTGATGTGTCTCTAGACACTGGTAGCAATACTTTTGACATTGAGTCATTGTATTTAAAATTGGATATTTTTATACTGGGGTTTACTATTAGTGAAGTCGGATATATTGTTCACCAAAACAATAATACTGGCAATGCAAATATTACCATTAATGGAACTGATAACCCATCCATAAACACTGGTCTTACTTCGGCGAATGCTATTTGGGGACATTCATATCGTATATTTATTGTTGGCAATAATGGACTACGGTCAGCAAATATTTTGGGAAGTGATCCCATATTTGATCCGATAGAGGCGTCTGCGAAACAACTTTATAATGTTCATGGTTACTATTATGGAGGGACAAATCATGTCATTGCTGTAGGTGATCGTATTATTTATTATTCACATAATGATGGCGCAACATGGTCATCCGTGGTTATTAATGGCGTCTTGCGTTCGGTTGCTGTGGTTAATGAATCTTGCGCGATTGCGGTGGGTGATGGTGGATTAGTGATGTATTCTATTGACGGATATGCTTCTTGGACCATTGTTTCGGCAGAGACACTGAATACTATGGGAAATGGCGGAATTATTGCGGGTGTCAACTTCACCAATATTAGCGCGACTAGTATAGATAAGTTTGCGATTTCAGGGACAATTTCGACATATTCGACAGGAACACCTGGTAGAACCAAAATGTACCATTTGTATGCGCCGTATTTTCTCAATCGTCCAAATCACTATGTATTAGAGGCATCTGGGAATATGGTCGTGTCCGGTGATATTTGGATTCGGGAGGAAGGGAGTCTCCGTACAAATAATCGTGCATTTTATTTATTGCCCGAGAATACAAACGATATTTATGTAGGGACTACATCGCAAGGAAACACAAATATTCGTAATCGGTTTACGGTTGCTGGAACAACCCAGGTTGTAGATTTAAGTGGTGAAAATGCGGACTTTTCGGGGAATATACGAGTTGAGACGATTCAATCAAGAACGGGGTTGTATGCCGGAAAATTAGCGGTGGATTTTATTGTTAATTCTGCGCTGGATATTAGCGGAAATGCTTTTGCTACACGCCTTGGTTTAGGCACAACGGGGGCCAATATGAATTATCAACTTGACATAAGTGGGAGTGGATATGTGTCGGCAAATGTGGATGTTAGTGGAAATATGAGTGTACAGAAGGATATTTTTAATTATGGGACGATTTATCAATGGTAAAGCACCGAAGGTGCGACTGAAGACCCAAAGGGTCTTCTTACCGAAGGTACGACTGAAGAAGATGTCCATGACATCTTCTTATCGCTGCGCTTGTGTAGGGTCTTCTTATCGCTGCGCTTGTGTAGGTGCTTAGATCCTTTCACCTCTCGTTAATATATATGTTTTTAAATACATATATATTTTATAATGTCATCATTACCTACATTACCTACAACAACATGGGGTACAGAATCTGATGCTAATCGAATTAAAAAAACATATGTAAAGGGCTACATGGATGTAAGTGGCGGCGAGCTAAGTGTTCACAATACTGCTTTCAATGTATTTAATAGTGAAGGAAAAGGCTCTTTTCGTATGGATCCTCAAAAAATGACTGTAAAGGATAGTACTGGACAAGAAGTTGATATTAGTTTGAGCTATTTAACTTTTTTAAATGTTCTTGTTCCACCGGATGGATTACCAGTAAGTATTCCGGATAAAGTTAAATATATTTTTACTGTGGGAAAAGAGACTAATATTGGAAAATCCGACGCATCTTCTAACTTTCGTGTATATGGTAATACGTATGTTGAAGAAAACTTGTTTGTTAATATGGATGCGTCTTTTGGACAGAGATTTTTGTTGATGGGCGATGCCTCTCTCAATGGCAACTTATATGTGAAGTCGAATACTCAGATGGATGGTGATTTGTCCCTTAACAATCGTTTATTTGTTTCTAAGGATGTATCTCTGAACAGCAACTTATATGTGAAGTCGAATACTCAGATGGATGGTGATTTGTCTCTCAACAATCGTTTGTTTGTTTCTAAGGATGTCTCTCTGAACAGCAATTTGTACGTGAAGTTGAATACTCGAATGGATGGTGATTTGTCTCTTAACAATCGATTGTTTGTTTCTAAGGATGTATCTCTGAACAGCAATTTGTACGTGAAGTTGAATACTCGAATGGATGGTGATTTGTCTCTTAATAATCGTTTGTTTGTTTCTAAGGATGTCTCTCTGAACAGCAATTTGTACGTGAAGTTGAATACTCGAATGGATGGCGATTTATCTCTCAACAATCGTTTGTTTGTTTCTAAGGATGTATCTCTGAACAGCAACTTATACGTGAAATCGAATACTCAGATGGATGGTGATTTGTCTCTCAACAATCGTTTGTTTGTTTCTAAGGATGTCTCTCTGAACAGCAACTTATACGTGAAGTCGAATACTCAGATGGATGGTGATTTGTCCCTCAACAATCGTTTGTTTGTTTCTAAGGATGTATCTCTGAACAGCAATTTGTACGTGAAGTCGAATACTTGGATGGATGGTGATTTGTCTCTTAATAATCGTTTGTTTGTTTCTAAGGATGTATCTCTTAATAGCAACTTGTACGTTAAGTTGAATACTCAGATGGATGGTGATTTGTCCCTCAACAATCGTTTGTTTGTTTCTAAGGATGTATCTCTTAATAGCAATTTGTACGTGAAGTCGAAGACTTGGCTAGACAATGATTTGTCTATTAATGGTCTTTTGCTTGTTTCTAAGGATGCCTCTCTCAATGGCAACTTATACGTTCGTGGTCGTACTACTTTTTATGAACCATCTGGTTCTGTCATTACATCGGGCACTTCTAGAGGAACTTTAAATCTAACTCACGGCGATGCTTCTGGGGGTTCCTCGATTCTATTTCAATCTGTTAATAGTGCGAATAATGACTATGCTTACATTCAGTATCAGGAAAACGTACCTTATGCTGGACAAACTACTATAGAGTCTGGTCTGTTAACTATTGGCATCGAGAATGAAAATACAGGAGTTAATAGAGACCGTATTGCTTTAATATCGGCCAATGGTTCTGGCAATGTTGGTGTCAATACCAAGTTTCCCAATTATAATTTGGATGTGAGCGGGCAAATACGCATATGTGAAGGCACCGGTACAACTGCTTCCGCGACAACTGGTTCCATGATACTAGAACACACCGCCGTAGGCGGCACATCATCAATTATGTTCAAGGGTCCAAATAGCACAACAAATGACTACGCATATATCCAATATGAGGACAATACTGCATATACTCTTCCGGTGTTAAAATATGATTTTGCTACGGATGTCAGTACTATGTTAAGTAGTGGTGTTCCAAGTACTGGTTCAAATACTACGAGCATTACTAGTGTCACTAACATAAGTTCCATTCTTGTATCTGGACTCGCATCTGTGCCGACTCAGTTTCCAGCTGGCGTTTCATGTCTCTACTTTAACCAAACTAATTTAACAGGTGGAAATAATGATAATATTTCGTTTATCCAGACACAACCTGCAGTAGTAAGTCCGTTTACCGCTGGTGGATTCACATTCTCTGCTTGGATACGTCCAATAACAACTAGTGCTGATAATTGCCGATTTTATATTTTAGATATATCGTCTGGTTCTAGTGTATCAAACTTTTCTATCCATTTTGGTGGTGGTGAGATTGCTGCTTTATTTGGTGACGATTCAACTAATTTCATAAGTACTAATGCTGCTGGTACTTTATTAACAACACCTAATACATGGGTCCATTATGCTTTCACATTTGATAATGCAACTTCGACTGGAAGAAATTATATAAATGGTATTTTAAATGGAGGATTCACGTATGGAACTGGATACTCAGGCAAACAGCTTACCGCAATAAGTCAAAAAATATTGATTGGAGCTAAGTCTACATATACTACTGGTGGGCAAATAGGCGCAACAAGTGCATATGCAAAAGGTTTCCATGGATACATGAATTATGTAAATATGTTTGACCGTGCTTTGTCTATTACTGATATTGCGGTTTTGTATAATACTCCTGGATACACTAATCGGGGTCTTATGACATTCGGTATTGAAAACGAACCTGGCTCTATTTTTAATGACCGCATTGCTTTAATGCCCGCCAATGGTAGTGGGTTTGTCGGAATAAATACCAAGTTTCCCAATTATAATTTGGATGTGAGCGGGACCATCAATGCTACTGGTGCTCCCGGAACTTTATTGAGATTACAAAATACTTCTGGATATACTAACTTTGGAAATACACACATTGATTTTTTGAATAATCAGGGTGGCGGAAGTAATACTGGCAGAATATCTTCTATGGATTTAACAACTGGTACGTGGGTTACCGCATTATCATTTAATGTTAGATATGATACGGGAGACCTTATAGAAGGCATGCGAATCACTGGACTAACAGCAACTACAGCAAAAACGTATTTTAATAACATTGTCGGAATTGGAACGACAAACCCCTTTTACAGATTGAGTTTGGGGGATTTAAATGCAAATTGTAAATTAGCAGTATACGATAATGGAACTGGGAATGATTGGTATGGTATTGGAGCAAATAGTTCTAATTTGACATTTGGAGCAGGACTGACACAAGCAGGAACACCTCAGATGGTATTATCTAGTACTGGAAGGCTAGGTATTGGAACAACAGCTCCTGGTTCAATGTTAGATGTAAGTGGCGACGCACGTTTTAGAAGTAAAACATATTTTGGTATCGATAATCCTGGTGGTGGTGGTGGTGACAATGCTTATATAGAGTATATTAGCAGAACTGGAGAAGCTACAACCTTAAAAATTGTTTGTGATGATAATTCAGATGATCATATAAGTTTAATGCCAAATGGAAGTGTAGGTATTAAAACTTTAACTCCAACTGCTACGTTAGATGTGAACGGGTCTTTAAAAGCTGGAGAAACAACCATTACAGGAGCAACAACTATTACAGGAGCAACAAATATTAATACAAGTGGAACCGCAGCAACAAATATTGGCGTCTCTGGTACAACAACAACCTTTGCTGGAACTACAACCTTTGCTGGAACTGTTAATGGTCTTACAAAATCTATGGTTGGATTAGGAAATGTTACTAATGAATCCAAATCAACTATGTTTGCCAATCCAGCCTTCACTGGAACTGTAACCGGTGTATCAGCAGACTTTAGTAGTTCGGTAGAGGCAGTCTCTTTTAACGCGTCTTCTGATTACCGTATTAAAACCGACGTGAAGCCTCTTGACGCATCTTTCAATATTGATGTTTTGAAGCCAGTTACTTATACCAATACTCGACATGGTCGCCAAGATGTTGGGTTTATTGCGCACGAAGTCCATGAGCATTATCCATTCTTGGTCAGTGGTGAAAAGGATGGTGAGCATATGCAGTCACTCAATTACATTGGGCTTATTGGCATTTTGACCAAGGAAATCCAGGATTTGAAGAGGCGGTTGGCTGAGACTGAAGCGAAGGTTGCCTCTGTTGAGACCGATGTTCGGACGATTGATACCAAGGTTGAAGAGGTTGGTGATATAATTATATCTGTCGAGGACACGGTTCTTTCTGTAAAGAATGCGGTCTCTTCTTTTGATGACAAAGTCTCTTCGGTCGAGAACAAAGTCTCTTCGGTCGAGAACACCGTTCTCTTGGAACAAGCTCGGCTCACCATTTGTGAAACTAACATTGCTTTAAATAAATCCGCTATCAAAGATCTTGATGAGAGGTTTCAATCATAAATATTATTATATTTGATAAAAAACTTGTTGTTTATTATCAAAATAGATTGCCTGATGCTAAGGCTTAGACTTATATCTTCTCGATTGTCGTCTAAGCCTATGGCTCACCCTCCCTTCAGGGGTGGCGAGGCTTAGACTTTATAAGTCGTTCTGCTACGCTTACACTTCCAAGTTGAACACTAGTGTCGTATCATCCGCCAAGTCACTATCATAGTATCTAGGACTATTAACACATACCTTGTCTCTATTATTCAGCGTTATTGCACTCGCAATTGGCGTTGTGCCAACCTTGGGATTTGTTCCAATTCCATATCCTTCAGTAAATAATGTATTATTTGGTGCTTGATACCACGTCGTGCCATCATTACTGTATGCGATTGTTGTCGCTTCGCCAGTTGCTATCCACCGCGCATCATTCCACGCAACTCCATTGCCGTTGATTGAAAACACGGTTGTACCCAGACCCGTCCAGGTGATTCCCCCATCTGTGCTCGTCGCTATCGAGTTCCCTCCTTGTCCCACCGCCACCGTGATCTGGCCATTCCAGAACGCCCCATTTGCCCGGGTTGAGAACGGCTGATTCGATGCGTTAGTCCATCCTGATTGACCCGATTTTACCGTCGTGTATTTCACGTGGTTGCCGGATGATGATTCGCCCAGTGCGAGCCATTGATTCGTTGTCCATTGGATATCGCGCACCTCTATGTCTAGTCCAAGTCCAGTCCATGTGATGCCATCTGTGCTATATGCCAGCGTATTGGTTGTGCCGCGCCCGCCCGCCAACCACGTTGTGCCATTCCACTGAACACATTGACCCGAGGCGTCTATTACGGCGGATCCCAATCCAGTCCACGTGAGTCCATCTGTGCTTGTCGCAATCGTATTGCCACCCTCTCCTACCGCTGTCCATCGGGTTCCATTCCACGCCACGCGATTTGCGGCTCCGGAGAAGATTGTCTTGCCGAGTCCGATCCACGCCTGTCCGTCCATACTATACGCGAGTGTATTTGTGGAGCCTTGGCCACACGCTATCCACATTCGCCCATTCCACGCCGCATGTTTGGCGACCACATCAAAAATCCCGTTGCCAAGTGAATGGTAGAAAATCCCGTCTTTTGAAAATGCCATTGTATTGTTGCCGCTCGCATCGCGCCCGCACGCGATTACGGGTTGGTACACCGTGAGTGTGCCAATGTGCGGATTCGTCCAGACAATTTGTTTGCCAGTGACTGCCCCGCCGGTCTCTGTCCACGTTATCCCATCATAACTAACGCGAATACTGTTGGTGGGGTTGCTCGTTTTCACAACGAATCGCAATCCATCCCATGTTGCGCTATAATGGTGCCAGTTCTGGTTGGTGCCGCCCACCGGCGTCCATGTAGTTCCATCGGATGAAGAGAGGATGGCTGCCGTTGCCGTGCTATTGGGATACGTCGCGATAATCATAATAGACCCCGTCTCATCGGCGGCAATCGCCTCTACTTGGCCATAGGAGCCCAGATTGCGCACATTCCAGCTGACTCCGTCTTGGCTCACTGCGATTTGCGTGTCGGCTGTTGTATTGACAGCCGCGATAAAATAGGCGCCCATCCATTTCACGGGACCACCTCCCACCAAGGTTGATGCCAAGGTCCACGAGAGTCCATTATCACTATAGAGGATTTGTACGGATGTGCCAACGATGGTTGAGACAGCCCACCGACCGAGTGTGGGGCTCCAATTCATTCCGGTGACTGTGACACCACCTGTCACGAATGTTGTCGCGACTGACAGCCAGTTGTATCCATCATAACTGAGGAGGAGCTGGTTGCCGCCCATGAGCCAATGTTCGCCGTTCCACTCGATTCCGGAAGCATCCATATTGGCCGTTGTTATGGAGAACGCGTTGACCAAGTCGTACCCAATATATGTTTGACCGCCCGTGGTACAGAACACCGCGTATTTGCCGTTGTATCCGACTGCGCCTATTGTTTGATTGAGCATTTGGAACCACGTTGCTCCGCCATCAAACGACGCACTGCCACCACAGATGAGTGTGTTTTGTGTGAATCGGATGCTATGCTGTTGTTTCGATGTGGATACAATTGATGTACAAGAGGATAGCGCGGGTTGGGCACTGGTCTTCCAATTGACGCCGTCATAACTATAGAGGATTTTGCCGCCCGTGCTGGTTGTTCCCGCAATAATAAACTTGCCCATTGACCAATATACTCGGTGATTTGCTGTTGCTGAACTATTGGGGAGAAGGGTCACGCCGAGTCCGGTCCAGGTTGTTCCGAAATCGTCACTATATGCCATTGTGTGTGTGGCGCCATTACCCACCGCCACGGTGCGCCCGCCATTGTATGCGAGTCCTGTTACACGAGTATTTATAGGACATGATGCCGATGTTGTCCATGCGGTAGCATCATCGCTTGTGGAAAAGGCGATGACTCCTGTATTTGATGCTGTGTTTCCGCCGATGATCCATTGGCTACCATTCCACATGATGGCATAGATATTATAAGATACGTCGATTCCCGTCCACCCGGAGGTGCCTGTGACACTTCGCGCCAAGTCATTTGTGCCAGCCGATGCCGCCGCAAGCCAATATTGGCCGTTCCATTCGATGGCTGTTCCGCTTACCAGCTGAGAATTGCCGCCAAACATGGCATTGCCTAGTCCGGTCCAATGAATACCGTCATAACTGTATGCCAGAGTATTGCCACTAGGTACGGCCGGTTGTGTTCCGGCGGCGACGAAAATGGTCGAACCTCGGGGGCCATATCCCGCACTGTGAATCGCCGTTGTATTTGTTAAAACTGTGTTTCCCGCACCAAACCACGTAGTTCCATCTTCACTGTATGCGAGCGAATCTATACCACCCGCAACGAATATTGTGCCGCTATATTCTAGCGCGTTTATTTGAGTTAGAGGTATAGCAGTGGATGTGGTAAGCCAATTGATGCCATTGGCGCCATATGCGAGAGCATTGCCGCCGACCCAGAATCTGTGCT